TTAGAGTTTTCTGTGTCAAGACCAGCAAAAGTGTTAGTTAAGCCAGATTTTAGATCGTAAGCGATTTTAGGGTGTAAAACAACTGCACACTCGTTAGCTGGTAATGAATTTGCTCTTAAAGTTGAAAGAGCATTAAAGATTACAGCTGGAGAAATAGCAGTAGTACCATCTCCAAGTACAGTTGCAAAGCCATCAAACAATGCAATTAAGTCAGCATCTTGTTTTCTAGCTAATGCTTCCCCAAATAATTTACCAATATCTCCAGCAACATTTCTTGGTGCAGAGTTTCTTGCTAAATCAGTTAGAGTAGTCATAACACCTACTTCAGATGCAGTAATAGTTACTGAAGTTGGGTTAATCGCTGTGTTTGATAAGTCAGTTGCTTCTGCTACTGCTGATGCTGATACATTTGCATAAACAGGAACTTCAACTGCTTTACCACCACCTGTGATAGCATAGTTTTTAACTAAGTTTCTCATGATGGATTTTTCAGATGCTACGAATTGAGCCTCTGCTACTATCTCTGTGTATAGTTCCGATAGAGTAGAACTTGTGCTTTCGTTTGCCATTTTATTATCCTATTAAGGTTATTTTGTTAGATTAATCTCAACAGCACCTGAATCTCGTTTCTTCCTATATTCTGCATAGGCTTTACGATCTTCTGGCTTTGTTAAGTCCAAGTCCTGTAGATTAAAAGGTTTAACAGTTTTACCACCAATAGCACTCTGGCTTCCTGAACCAGACAGAGACCCTTGACGGAAGTGTGGGTTGCTATCTAAGAACTCTTTAACTCGATCTTCAATTGTAAGTAGTTCTCCATTTGCGTTATATCGTACATTAGAATTATTATCAACTACTTCTATACGACCATCATCTGTGTACTTCACTTCATCTTTTAGTAAAGCAACAACTTGTGCTGGGCTAATAGCTTTGTTTGAAGATGCAACAGATAGTATTGAATTATCTACTTTTTCTTTTTTAATCTGATCTTTAACTCTTTGTAATTCTGAGTCTTTTTCAGATAATCTTTCTTGCATAATCTTTTCTAAGTCTTGCTTAGTCTTAGCTTCTTCTAATTGTTTTTGTTTTAAGATTTCAGCTTTTTGCTTTTCTTCTTCTTGAAGTTTTTTTTCGTATTTAGATTTTTCTGCTTCAAGTCTTGTTTTGATTATGTTGTCTAATTGTTCTTGAGTAAATGTTTGTTGCTTTGGTGCATCTACTTTTACTTCTTCTTTTGGTGTTTCTACTTGTTCGTTATTCGGCTGAACTGCCTCTGTTTCTTGCGTCATAAGACTCCTATTGGTTAATTGGTATCCTTTATCACTTGTTTATAATTAAATCAATATCTCTGGGTCATTTGGGTCATAGCCCAAAAAATCATTTAATTCCTTTAAAGATATAGCTTTATTAGTTTGCATTGATGTTTTTAACATATCAGTTAAATCTTGTCTTGCTTCATCTGATAAAAGAACAGTATCTATATCATATTCTTCTCCAAATTTATCAATATACATTGATAATATTTCTTCTAATTCCATTATAATAATTTACTCCTTTCAATTATTTCATCAAAAATTTTAGTTGTATTTGGTGCAAAATGATTCATTAATTTTATATATGCTTCTTTATTTTTAGTATTCGAAAGTGCAGTATATTGAGCAAATGCTTCTGTTGAATGACGATATGTTACATCGCCATAACCTCTTGCAAATGTTTTAGTTCTAAATGCTTTTTTGTAATATGCTTGAGTATGACCATAACCAATAATGTTATCAGATACTGAACCAACATAATCTGCAAATTTTCTTAAAAAACTTCCATTATTAAAATATTGTCTAGTTTATATTTTATTTGTAATACATAATTAACAGTAGTTAATGCTGTGGGGTCATAAGTAATTCCAACATCTGATAATAATGCTTTTACTTCATTAATATTTAAAGGAAAATTCTTTGCATTAATAGTATCTTCTACAAATTTTGTTTGTATAGAAATTTTTTCTGATATTGATTTTCCTGTAATTTTGTTAAGAATTGATCTTTTTTCATTTTCTATACTAGGCATACCAATTTTAAGATTATCTTTTAATAATTTTCTATCTGACATAATTTCTTGTTGTGCAATATTACTAATTTGTAATCCTTTTGGATTTTTAGAAGTATCTAAAACATCATCAATTAGTTTAGTTCCTAATATTTCTTTGTTAGCATTAGGTATAAACTTTTCTGCTAATTTTCTATCTGCACTTAATAAAGTTGCAATATTATGATCTATTTTGTGTCCAAATTCATGTGTAAATGTTCTTAATGTAGCTAAATTTTCCATATCTAAACTATCCATAGCAATCTCTCCTGTTGATGGTTGAAAATATGCACCATTTTTAACTTTTTTTATTGGTGGTAATTTAGGAACTTTATTAATCATTCTAGTAAAGTTTGTAGCAACAGTTCCAAATGCTAATGGTAGATATTTCTTTTCTTCTGATGAAGTATCTCCAAATATAGATTTAGCTGGTTTTGTATCTTGTTTAGATTCAATTAAAGATTCTGTTTCATCTCCATCTTCCTCATACCAATCAGGATTAACATAACTGAATTGATGCCTACAATTATAACCACCTCTTACGATTAATGGATTACCACCTTTTTTACCTGACCAACTTCTGCTAGACCAAATGTCTTGTATTTCTTCTATTGTAAATAATCCATTGGCTCGTTTGTCCAGACTTCCACTTACCATTCTTCTACAAATATCTCTTGTGGTTGGTATTACATCTCCATAATATTTTACATAAGTAAGTCCAGCATCTTTAGACTTATTAAAGTTAAGAGTAGCATCAAAATCTCTTAATGAATCGTTTAGTATTTGACCAGCATATCTTTTCATATTCTCGCCAACTCTTGTACTTGCATATTTACTTTGAAGTATCTTAACTGCACTATCTACTCTTGAGGCTAATGCTGGATTATCTCTATTGTTTTTTACATAATCTACTAATCTATTTACTGCTGGGTCGCTAGAAGTAGCATAAATTCCATTGATAGACTCCCTTAATTCTTTCTCTAGTACAGTAAATTCAGTTCCAACTAATGTATTCTGATAAACCTTATCTGATAATATCCTTGTGAAGTTGTTAGATACATCTTTAAATTGTGTGTAATATTGTTGTTTAAGATTCTTAACTAAAGCTAAATCTCCCTTAGTAAGTTCTTGAAATTCAGGTGGTATAAGTCCAATAGTCTTAAACTGTCTTTCAACTCTTTTAGCTTGTTCTCCAAAACCTTTTCTAACTACTCTGTCTGCAAATGGTAAATATTCTTTATCAAGTATTGCTTTAATCTTTGGTCTAATTGCTACTGCACTTTGTAGTTCTATTAATTTACCAGCTTGTCTTGGAAGTTGTTGATCTGCTAGTGCTACGATCTGTGCTTCTATTCTATCAAGTGTTTGTGTAAGTTGTTTGTAGTATTCTATCTCGGCTCTTTCGATACCTTTAATTCGATAATTCGTTAAGTCTTTGACTATATCTGACATTCATTAAATTTCTTCTTCAGCTACTGTTTCTTGTTGTACTTCGTCTTGTGTGAACTGACCTACTTCTGCTTTTGCATCAATCTCATCAAAGATTTCGTTTAACTTCTCATCATCATCAACAACTGCTCTAGCAATTTCTTTATCAACTTCTTTTGCGAATGTAGATGAACCAATATCAAGTGCTTTAGCTTGTTGGAAGTACATAAGATCACTTGCATAATCTCTAATGTTAAATGAATCAGGATAATTAATTTCTCCATCAAATGTAGCATCTTGGAACATAGCATATAATCTAAATAGTTGTTCTTCTGCTATTTGTAAGTTGTCAGCTTTCTCAGATAGTCTAGCATTTAATAATTCAAATTCTGTTTGTAGTGCAACACCAGATGTTATTCCTGTTTTTTGAGTTCTAACTGCTCCTGTGTGTGCAATTCTATTTATAGAATTTACTTTGTTATTTATAGACTCCATAATAGCTTGTAAGTTCTGGCCAGATGGTTGTAGTAAATATGGTTTTAAGTTTGGCTCAAGTTCATCAGGCATTTCAATAACTGCACCAGCACCAGCACTTGCATTTACACTTGGAGTTTTAACTAATGATGGGTGGTTAGTTAATCTGATTAATTGTTCCATCTCAGAGTATTCGTTATAAA